TAACTCTTCGTATGTAGAACTTAGAGTGTCTAGGGTGGATTCCAGAAGCGCTATCAACGAGTTGGCTGACGGTTCCACTGGGCTTAACGCAAGTAATTGCAGCACTCTTAGGTATTCCAAGCAGCTCTGCAAATTCTTCGTTGGCTCGTCTAGCCTCCTCTCGAAGCTCGGTAAGTAACTCATTTAACTTTTCTCCTTGGGTTGTTAATAACGGGTTGTCATATATCCCTGTAAGGGACACACCGAGTAGTCTTTCTTCTTCCGTATTTCTTTGCCACAACTTACGCAAATAGGGAAATTTAGTGAAGGTGGATTGGATTGTACCAAGTATAGCCGCGAGACGCACTTTCCTAAGCAGGGTTTCTTTGGTGTCGTCATGGCGTACTACACATTCACTAAGATTGCAAAATTGATATGGTCGGAGAATGATCTCACTGCACGGATTTGTGCCGAATTCAAAATTACTATCTCGATGCCCGTATTTTTCAACCGTCTTTTTAGCAGCCTCCCGATTAAAAATGCCTCGTTCACCGGAATGGGAGTTGTAAAGTGATAGCCATTCTTCCATGAACTTTCCGACAGTAGGTGTTTCTGAATACACCGCACTGTTGTTCGCAAGAGCGCGGTGTGGAGCTGTTTCCCACCATGGTCCAGCTTTTGCATGTCTAATCCTTTCATCGTCTAAGTCTGATAATGATATCATAGCTGAGCGACGAACGCCACCCACTACAACCACCTCACCAATTTTACACATCAAGTCGTGACATTCTAATGAATGGAGTCTGCGACCTTTTGCATGTTTGAACATGGCTACCGTAAAGTTAAACAAATCAACTAATGGTTCTGGCCCGGAAGCTCTTCCACCAAAAGTTTTAAGTCTTGCTCCGGCAGGTCTGACTTTGCTGACATCCCACTTAGGTATTTCGCCTGCCCAGAGATGTGCAAGAAGCAAGCGGAGGGACTTTGCCCATCCTTCTTTGGAGTCGTGGACTGCGATGGTGTGTTCCGACTCGAATAAGTTTTCTGGCACTTCTGGCAGATGGTTAATGTATTTTGACTCAACGGAGAACCCAACACCAGTTCCACATAGCAAGATGAACATCGCTTCATCAAAGCTCTTGGGGTCATCAACCGGAAGATACGAGCAATTATAGACACAGGTGTTATCACGATCAGCACTCTTTCCTGCCGTCATCATGGCGCGCATGGACGGCATTAATTCTAAGTTATGGATAGCGTCAAAAATTTCATTCTTTAATTCGGTGTTGCTTTGTATTGCTGGGGTGCGACTAAAAATATAATCCACGTAACGGTTTACTGTCTCTGCCCAAGTCTCTCTGCGTTGCTTCTCGTCTACAAATCGGGCATATCTACTGGCGGCAATGTATTCTTGATACTGATCCATTTATTATTCTCTGTATTATGGGTTGATGAAAAAGGGAGGCCACAGTTTCTGTGGACACTCCCTTGTACTACCTACTGCCTGAAAGGAACTACTTATACTGCAAAGTCTACTGCTGCGGATGTTGGTCCACCTAACTTCTCACCGTCTTCTAACTTCATTACGTTGTTCAAACCAAACGCAATGCCTCTAGAACCGCTTTGATCGTATGGATACATTGTTACTGATGCACGACCATAACAACCACTGTAAAACTCATTCTTATCCGTAATAGGATTTAAATCAGCATCGACAACGCCAGGACGCTCATTAGAATTAGCGTTGAAGAAATAATGACCAGCGTATACTTCGTCACCTTCACGTTCTGTATCGCCATCACGTAAACCACCTTTCAATGTCTTAGGAATTGTTGCACCCCAAAATGTTGAGTTTTCTTGTTTGACCTTTTCAAACGCAGCATTAAAACGTGCAACACCTGCTTTGTCTGATTTAGGAATCAACACTGATACTGAATACTTCATAGCGCCACTGAGGTTTGGTGCTGGTTCAAAAACGTTAGCAAACGAAAAACGAACCTTGTCTGTAACGAACTTGGTATTTGCTGATTTAGGCATAATAATTACTCACTTTTTTAACGTTAGAAATGGGACTTCAATAGGGGCCCATTTGGCAACCCTTTACTACGCATCGTACAAGACTCCATGATACTGTAAAGCTTGTCGTATTGCAAGTGCTCTTATAAAATCATTTAAGTAAACTTTTTCATGTAACATTTCTGGATCTTCTGATACACAATCTAGTATTTCCTCAACTGATTCCCTTAATTCTAACACAGATGCTCTGTGTCCGCTGCCAGGTAAACAATCAAAATCTTTTACAAATTTGTCAATTAAAATGTCAGGTATTTCAAAGTCTGAACCAAGGTATTTTACCAGCATCGTCATTTTGCTACCATGACAAGGCCCACGTTCCCTAAAGCATAACCCAAGAACATGATACCAGTACCGACTCCTCCTTTAATAAATTGATCGCAGGCAACGACAAAGTATACCACGCCCATTGCTGCTATTAACCATGTGCTCATGCGAAATCCTCTTTTGCTGATTCTTTTGATTTTACTAGTTTGGGTGAGCCCTCTGGTCTAACAACTAGATCACCTAACCATGCGGTAATCTGTTGCCCTTTTGGAACCATCTTCTCTAAAGTAGGTAACGACTTTAATTCAGGTTCTTTGTAAATAGCTTCTTTACTCATGCCCTTGTCAATCAATACCGCAGCAGCAAGTGCTTGGTCTTTAATGCGACGATGGGTTATTGAAGTTGCTAACTTGAAACCCTTTGGTAGAATGTTTTGTTCTATTGCACGAGTCAACGCATATTCTTCCACGTCGCCAACCCAAGTCTTTAGGTTTTGGGCTTTGACGAGGACTTCGCTGATTTCTTCTTCGGAAAGGAGCGGAGGGTCTTTGTACTCTTGCTTGGCGAGTTCCGTGTTGAAGTCGCTGCGGGCGCGGCACTGCGCTTTGGCTTTGCAGAACTGGCACCATTCCCCTGGGAGGAACTCACCGCTGCCTGCCCACGCTTTCTTGGCTTTGGGTTTGATAAAGTAGTTGGCCCAGTCGAGTAGTTTACTGACGGTGGTACCATCGGTACTGATACTGTCAAGTCGGGGCTGATGTATCGTGTAACTGACTTCTTTAATGTCGGGAAAATCTTCTTTGAATTTACTGTACGCACCGAGGGCGTAGAGCCTGAGTTGTGGGTTGTCTTGCGCTTCGACGGGGACGCCTTTTCCAAACTTGAGGTCGATGACACGAATGGAGTGCTTAGAAAGTATAACCACATCGGCTGTGCCAAAGCCGTCAGGTACCCAATCACTGAAATCCACACGCTGTTCAAATAGCGGGGTATCGCCTTCACCGATTTGGCTGCGTACATATAAAACGTAATTATCGACGTTAGCCTCGAAGTCGTCATTGTAATAGGGTGTTGCTTTAATTCTTGCATATTCTTCTTCATACTCTTCTGTTCCGATTTGTCCAAAATACTGACGTAATTTAATTTCAGATAACTCATGGGCAGTTGTGCCTTCCTGTGAAAAATCAAAGGAATTGGAACTGCGTTTTGTATCTGGAAGGGTGGCCTCAAGGCGGGCCGATGGGGTGCAGGACAGCCACCGTTTAGAGCCAGAGGCCGATAGTAAAGCGTGGGCTGTCAAAATATTCTCCTGTATTTATACTAATGCAAAGTATAACAAAAAACTGACGTTATTGCTGGGAATATCTTTTTAGTATTACTGGGGCGAAAACTTATTACTTTTGGCTAAATTCTCAGCCGCCGGAAGAAGTTGTAAATTCCAAGGAACATGCAAACCAGACACTTTTTTTCCTTTTAACGGGACTATATGGTCGACATGCCAAGATTCACCTGTAAATTTCTTTATCAAATTTGCCCTATTGTATATGACTTTAATTTCTTCCACAAAAACATCCTTAATCCATCGTGGTGTTCTTTGTATTTTGGATGATCTGCGTTTTGCATCTCTTGCGTCGTAATGTGTTTTTAATTTTTGATAATGCGCTTTGTTGTATGCTTTTATGCATAAAATACACATGTATTGACGCCCGTCTTTTGCGGATTTTGATTTATTGAATTCAAATAAAGGTTTTGTAACTTTACAAATTGGGCACTTCTTCATTGATACCCTTACCGGTCTTTTGGTGGGTAGCCAGTGAGTAAGCACTGGCAGGCTAATTAGGCCGTTCCCCGTTGATTGGTATTACTTTAGTGCTGCGATGAGGTCCGCTATTTCCTTGTTAAAGTCAATAGCGACTTCTTGTTTTACGTTAGCCTTAATTTCTCGGTTGTCTTTGTAGTCATCTGGATACTGACCACGTAATGCTATCTCAGCAATACGAGAGTTAAACGCTTTGTTCTCTACGTTGGCAAGCATCATCATTTCCCAGTATGACTGACCGTAGGTTGTAGCCATGTCCATGGTCTCAGCAAAGAATGGGTCTTCCTGCTTCCACTTAGCTGCAGTGGCTTTACTGATGCCAATTGCTGCGTACATGCTTTTTTGGGATGCACCTTGACGACCTAAATCCAAAATGGCATCCGCCATTTCTTGCGTAAAGGTTTTCTTGTTTGCTGGGGGTTTTTTAGCTGCCACACTTCCACCTTTTTAGACTTGCTGCCTTGCGTGTTGGCTTGCCGTTCTCGTCCTTCATAGGACCTGGCATGCCCGACATGCGAGCGCAAAATGATTTCTTACGTGGGCCACCTTCAGGCTGTGGTGCCTTTAAATTCGAGCCAGTAGCCGCATTATATTTAGCACGACCTTTGGCGGTAAGCCCAGCACCTTTAGACGCAGGCAGCTTTTCACCACGGCCAATTGCAAGCGAGGGACCATTCTTTTTAGTTGCCATTACTTTGTCTTTGCAGTCTTGGCTGATTCTTTAAATGCGTTTTTTGTAGGCGCACCTTTGGCGCCCGGCTTGCGCATCTTCTCACCAGAGCCAGCTTTGATGCGTTCCTGTTTAGCGTGAATGTTTGCGTACAAACCGGGTTTGGTTGCCATAGTATTTCCTTAGAATATTACTGAAACGCCTGACATCTTTTTAACTAAGCCTGTCAGTTCTTTGGTTGTTTGACCGCTGATAAAGGTGTTGATTTCAATCGCCTTGTCAATAATCTCTTCCATTGTTGGAAAAGCTGGTGCTAATTCAGCAGCTTCTTTGGTTGTCTTGTTTACCACTTCCCACGCTGCCAAGTTGGCTTCGTGTTGTTTGATCATCAGATCCTTAGCGGTGTTAAAAATAGAAAAACGTAGTTCAAATGGGTTCATATAAATCTCCTGTGTGTTGTGTGTAAAGTAGGTTTCCAAGCGTCTCACGACGAGTTGTACTCCCTATATCTACTAATGCAAACTTTTCAGGAAATCCGCCCTTATTTGTCGTCAGGGATAATAATTGTCTTTTGTGGCTTTTGGGCGCGTCTTTCTTGCGCTTGCATAGCTTTTTTAAGCGATGGTAACATTTCATTAACCATCTTAAGGGTTAAACCAAGGGCTTTCTCTCGATCTAAGCGTTCTTTTTCTTCGCTGTCTTTCTTGATGTTTTCTTCAACGGCTTTGTATACGTCATTACTAAAGCCCCTAGATTTAAGCAGGGTTTTTAAAAAGTCATCAGCCATCCATCTTCTCCGTTGCTTCTTTGACCGCTTCTACACTGGTTTTCATGTGGTCAACTTGGGGTCGCACTTGACGCTGCAACATGTCAATATGTTTTGCCCAGGTTACTGTTGGTACACCAAGTGGCTGGTTCATCATGTTAATCAGCTCATCCACCTGTTCAACGGTGTATTCCACCGTTACTACAAAAGATCCAATGTTCATTTCTTTGCTTTCTTTTTTACTGGGGCTGGAAAATCAAATAATTTTTCTCTAGCTGCTAGTTTTACTGGGTCTTTGCAGTATTGATCCAGTTCAAACTTTTGGCAATAAGTATCCATCAAGGCTTCCATGCGCATATCGTGCATAATTTTAAGTCCTAGTAATGCATTGCCAACTTCATCTTCGGTCATTGGTTTTGGGTGGTCGCCATGATGTTTAAATAACAAGTTAATATCATCACTAGTTTGCCACGCCACCATGATGGCAGATTCTAAATCAATGCGGGTGTCTGGGTTCATCTTTTATTCATCCTTTTCTTTGCTTTTTTAAGTTCCGCTTCAAAGTCTACGCTAAACCAATTACCTACAATTTTAATTGCTGGCAGCATTTCTTGGTAGGCCTCAACATCATCTTCATGGTAAACAATTTTACTTTTTAGCATTGATTGCATACTGACATACGAATCAGCCAGTACGTTTACTACAATCTGATCAGAAAAATCATCATCAATTTCTAAAATCATCTGCCGCACTCCTCGATGTATTTTTCGGTTTCTATTTTTACTCGTTTTTCAATCTCGCGGTCAATATACCAACGTGCTTTACGCAAGTCTTCAATGGCTTCTTGCTTTAAATCACAACGCCAAATATACTTGAGCGCATTGCCCAGGTTAAAGCTCATGTGCTCTGTAACCTGGATACAATCGATCCCGGACGGATGGCTGGTATAATGCTTAGGACTGTTTACTTGATCGTGCATGTCTCATCTCCTGTAGTTCTTTTTCCATAGTCTGTAACTCTTCAAAGCTGTCACACACCCAGATTCCCAAAATATTTTCATAGCGGCTAGTGTCGAGATCTTCCACACCAGTAATCGTCTCCCTAACATAATGTCCCTTATATCTATGCTCAACAATATAGTGTGTCATAGCCGAAGCTCCTGTTTAATAAACTCGATTCCTTTGGCAAAATGATACCGCCAGTATTTTTCGGTAACGCCGATGTCATTATAGCTTTCTCCATTTAAAAATGCAACGAAGACTTCTTTTTGTTTAGGATCCATGTAGCAGTCAATTAGCTTGCGAATGTCAAGAATGTCTTCAGTTTCCCATGGGTGCCAGCCCTCGACTGCCAACATAGAGTTGATCGGAAACTCTTCATCTCGTTCAATTGGGTCCGGATCCTCATCGGATAAACGTGGAGTTGATGCATTTACTTTTTTAGGTTTCATTTTTAATATGGGTGCTTGTTATAATTGCTTTTGCCACAACTGTTTCTTCCACCGTAGCTTGTACTTCTACTTTGTAAATATTGTTTTTGGCAAATGTTAACTTAGCATATAGTTTTAATTGATCCCCCGGAACAACAGGTTTTGTAAACCTTACATTGTCTACGGCAATAATAAAAATATTACCTGCTGTTTCATTTACAGGTTCTATTAATTTTAAAAGAATTGATGTTTGAGCCAACGCCTCTAAAATTAAAAACCCCGGCATTACCGGAAAGTTTGGAAAATGTCCTTGAAAAAATGGTTCGTTAAACGTAACATTTTTAAGTGCAGTTACACTAGCATTTTCTTTGTTAATTTCTAAAATTTTATCCACAAGAAGGAATGGATATCTGTGTGGCAGAGTTTTAAAAATATCTTCCATATTAAACTTTTGGATTAATTACTGCTGCAGCATAGATGTTGCCCATGCCCGCGGCCATGCTCATCAACAACCCATTTGGGGCAACTACTTCATGTGATAAAAACAAGTCATCGTTTTCTGTGCGGTTTGCAATAGCTGGCACTATGCCCTTTTGCATATCGTCTAGTATCAAACATGTTTCAAGCAATCCGCTAGCTGCCACAGTATGTCCAATACGCTGCTTGTATGACGTTGCCACAAAGTTATTACCAAGTACAGTAGTAAGCGCTGTCTTTTCTGACTGGTTATTTGTGGGTGTGCCGGTACCGTGTGTCTTTACGATCTTAATATCAGACGGCTCAACCTTGGCCATGTCTAATGCGCCACGAATCGCACGCTGATAGCCTTGACCATCTGGTCGCTGACCAATTGGATTAGAAAGCTCCTCAGCAGATACCCATGCGCTTAAAAGCTCAGCTTTTGGCGTAACCGCGTTTTTGTTAACTGCAGCCTCGGACTCAAACACTGCCACAGCAGCACCTTGACCAACAATAAATCCAGAATTAATACTATCAAAAGCTGAGGGTATAGCACCAGCTTCTTCGTCTTTGATAAGAATGTTTGCATTTGCTTGTCCAAAAAATTCTAACGTTAGTTTTGATGTTGGGTCTTCCTGAGCCAACATAATTACACGATCAAATCCCAAATTGTTAATGAGGTTTTGTACGTCCATCATGCACTTGATACCAGTGGCGCAAGTACTTGCATCCGTGGCAACATAATCATAGGCCTCAAACATAGCGGCGACTCGGCCAGCAAAAATGTTTGTAACCGATAAAATGCCTAGTTTAAAAGAGTAGTCAAGCTCACTGGGTTTATCTTCACCAACAGCTTTACCACCAGCCCAACCTTGTGAGCCTCCGGCTAGAATAAAACCAGTTTTTCCATCTACTGAATTATTTTTTACGTAATCAATCAGTTCTTTGGTGAGAATTTTGTATGCCGCTTCGTGTGGCACGTAAGCAAATCCGGTTTTAACCCTTGAATAAAGTTCAGGGATCCAATGCACCCTTTGTGGATACTTTAAATCGGACAACACTTTTGTGTTGGTAGTGCTAAGTGTATTGTATCTGGTCAAATAAATTTTCATTTAATATTTTCCAAAGCCTCAACTAAAGTTGCTGGCTGTTTTGTTTTATGTTCAAGCATAAAATTAATCATGTCACTCATTTTGCTTTCTGGACCAAGCTGCATTTCGCCAATAGTTTCTGAAGAAACACCGAACATTTCACCTAGAAAAATGTTAATCATAATGCAATCTAAACTATCTAGCCCGGTATCTTTGATTGGAATGTCTAAAGACGTCAGAACAATTTCTTCACTATCCATTGGTTTTGCCGCTTTGATAATGTTGTTCATTAAATCTAATAATTCTTGTTCGTTCATTTCTTGCTTTCAATGTTTAATGAATCTAGTATTGCATCTTGTAAGTTGATCTTGCCTTGTAACACTTTGACCACGTGTTCATCGATACTATTATACATTACTAGATGGTGTATAATAACCGGTTTTTCTTGCCCTTGGCGGTAGATCCTAGCATTTGCCTGGATGTAGTTTTCTGAGCTCCATGGCAGATCGAACCAGACCGTTTGTGCTGTCTCTCCAACGTTGCACTGTAGATTAAGCCCGATGCCACCGCTTTGCGGGTGGGCAAGGAGCATACGAATCTCGCCACGACGCCACGCCTCAATGTTGTCATCGTCCAGCACCACCGCCTCTGGGAACTGAAGACGTATTCGTTGGAGCGAATGCTTGAAATGATAGAAGACAAGCGTGGGACTTGAAGATTCTTCCATGAGCGACTCAAGCCGTTCCAGTTTAGAGCGGTGTACTTCTTGAGTTTCTCCTTCTTCGTTATAGACCGCTCCCGATGTGAATTGGAGCAGCTTGTTCGCCAGTGCTGCTGCTGTTGGAGCTGTGATTTTTTCTTTTTTGATGTCAACGACCATGTCTTTTCTAAGTTCATCATATTTTTTCCTTACCTGTGGGTCAAAAGATATACTATGGTATACATAGGTACATTTCGGTAGATTTAAATAGTCATCTGCCTTAAGAGAGAAGCAGATGTCGTTTATTTTCTCTTCTATAACTAAACTCATAGTTGATTTTAAGCGCCAAGAATAAACCACCCTCGTTTGCCTGTTCATCTGATCGGGTTCTAAATACTTGTCCCTAAACTTAGTCAGGCTGGTTTCTAAACGCTCCCCAAGATCCAATATACCCACCTGTGACCAGAGATCAGCGATACCTTGAGGGGTAGGTGTACCCGTCAGAATTAAACGTCTCTTAAAGCCTTTTAAATGCTTCTTAAGCGCCTTAAAACGCTTGGTTGAGGGGTCCTTAAAACGGCTGGACTCATCTATTACTAAGTTAGTGAACACTAACTTGGGTGAAAGGTCACAAAGCCATGCTAGGTTTTCAAGGTTTATCAGATAGATATCGGCTGGAGAAGTCAAGGCGGACAATCTCTGCGTCTGCGTCCCCATTATTTTCGATACGCGTAACTGGGCTAAGTGGCTCCACTTTTTTATTTCTTTGTCCCACACTGTCTCCGCCACGCGTTTTGGTGCGATAATCAGCGTCGTCCCCTCGAACTGTTCTGCAATAATGGTCAAGGTCGTAGCTGTCTTCCCTAGTCCCGGTGGCAGGAAGAGTCCGATGTTTGGGCATGATGCCGCCTCCTTAATAAGATTAAGTTGATAAGGGTGTAAATCAGTTCGTTGTAGCATGTTTAATAAAGTCTTCTATGTCTTCGTGACTACGCAGAACGTGAACGGGAAAACCCGCTTCACCAATTTGGTCAAACACGACTTCTTGTCTTGGGCTCAGTCTTCCGGTTGGTGTTTTTAGTTCGACTAGATAAACTTTTTGGTTTAGAAACACTATCCGATCCGGCACCCCCGTCACGCTGCTCTGCCATTTGAATGAGAGCCCCGATAACTGCTTGATTCTTTTGTTCAAGTAGCTTTCTATTTCTTTTTCCAATACCGTGCTCATCAATGCCTCGCTTTAATTCTTTGTAAACGTATTCAGTTAAATAGGCGCGTGTCTCTTCGCCGGGTGTCTCTTCGCAGATGTATTCAAAGATACGATACACTAAATGGACTGACTCATGAACCAATGTGGCATCAAGGTCATCAATGCTGGTTAGATCAAGCAACAGGCCAATAAAGGTTTTACCGTCTGCAGTAGGGATGGAGTGGGTCTCAGCCATTGCGCCCCCCTCTAATGCTTCTACTTTTTGAAGGACATTTTTGTCTTTGAGTGCTTGTCTAAATGCGGGCTCATCTAAGCAAACATGAATGTTAGCTGGAAAAATTGGAACTTTAATTACAAAATAAAGTTTCTTTTTCATGTTTTATTCCTCTGTTCTACGTGCCATTTGCACAGGTCTTTATAATACTTAATCTCTTCTTCGTACTTGCGGTACTTTTCGTTGCGCTCTAACACATCATCTAACATGTCTTTATCTTTTGGGCGCATCACCAGGCCCACCAAAAAGCCGATGAAGAATGATAGTGCGATCTCAGTCATTGCGGTGATATGCGTCGTTAGGGTTGGCCAGCATACTGGCAATCAGTTCGTCAACTGTGGCGAACCACTGGATGACTTTGAGTCCGTTGTGTTGGTAGATAATGAAACTCATTTTAATAAATCCTCTGCGTTTTTAAGTAACCATTCAGGCATTCTGCAAACCCACTCGTCGCCCTCTTTGACAAAGCGAAAGTTAAAACCTTTGATTGTGATGTCACGGTGCTTTTCCGCATCTTGCCGGTCTTGTGTGGTGAAGGTGGTCATTTCTCTTGTGCCTTTATTCTCATAAATTGCAATGGGTCATCAATAATTGATTTGTTCAACGCTTTCAACGCCTCTATTTCAGTTTGTTGTTGTTTAATTGATTCTTTAGCACAAAGCGATTCTTCATCTAAAAGCATATAGCTTTCTTCTTCCATCATTAATTTTTCTTTTAACGCTTGTATTTCAGCTTGTTGCTGGCGTAGCATGGTGGTTATTTCTTCTCTAGTTACCAGCTTGTACCAACTGTCTACTTCTAATAAATTGGCTAGTTCATTTGCGTTCATTGTTCCCCCAGTGCGATCTTTACCGCCTCATAACGGTTTTTTAAATCCTCGGTGCCGTGTGACATAAACAACACACGCTTCATGTGCTTTAGATTTTCAACGTTTGAGAACTTAAAGATTTCTAAATACTGTTTTACTGTAAGCATCATTATCTCCTAAACAAAGGTATGTTACCACGTCTGCCATAAGTCTTGCGAATCCGTAATGCCGTTTTAGTGCCGAACACTCTGTTACGCCAGCCTTGTTTGGCTCGGCGTATTTGTTGCATTTTAAACTTTTTCCAACGATTCCAAAAATGCTTATGTAACGCAGACTTTAATGTGCGACGACAACCGACATTACCAAAGATACTGGTAAAGTCGTTGCGCTTGATGATTTTGCGAAAGTTAAAGCGTTTCAAAACACACCTTCCTCGGGCATAAAGTTAGTATCAACATAGCGTTGTGCTTTTTCGTTAAGCTTAACACCATGGTACAAATGGATTCGACTGCCTTTGGTTCTGTCTAATCCAATCTGAATGTTATGCTCCTGGACTGCAGCAATAAACCTACGCTTGAACGCCAGCTCTGTGCCATACGGAATGTTCTTCTTAGTAGCCCAGTGTTTGTAACAAGCAAACACCTCATCTTTTGGAGTTGATGAAGATGGATCAAAGATCAGTGCCTCTTCAGCAAACGTGCCGATTGGGTTGCCCAGTTCAGACATCAATTCTAAATAATCTTTACCTGACTCAGGCTGAATAAAGTGACCACCACGCTCTAACCTACGCTCAAGACCTTTCATTGCCCAGTTAAAAATACCTGAGAGTTCTTTGGACAACTTGTAAGACAGATCGGTGTCTTCTTTGTTAAAGAATGACTTAACCATCTTAAGCACAATCATACGACCAGTCAGTGCGTTTGAGTTTTCGGTAAGCTGCATCACTTCGTTTGAGTAAATGACTATTCGTGTTGGGAGGTAGCCGTTCCAGCTTTCTTTGTTCTTACGATTGACAGTAACCGTATCACCGCCCACGATACGCAAAAGCTGAGATACCACAGCAGAGCGATTGCGCTCAGGAGCACGAGCGTCGGTAAAAGAAGCGAGAAGTTTACCCAGCCAGGGTTGTAGGCCAAATGGATCACACAATTCTCCTAATTCAGGTGCAACGGTGTTGTGCTGCCCTAACAGGCTCACCAACACTTTGTTAATCGTTCCTTTACCCGAACGACGTGGGCCAATGATGTTAAAAAACTTTTGCTGCTTAGTGTCACCACTAAGAATGTAGCCAAACATTTCTTGTAGCGTATCAATGGTAGCTTGATCGTCAGGCCACACATCTTCTAAAAACTTCTCCCACACCGGGCAAGTAGCCTGCTCATCGTAATCAAACGGTAATGAGTTCTGTGTAAAGAAACCCAGTGAGTGAGGTATCAACACCCGATCTTCTAAATGAAAGATACCGTTTTGTAAACTGATTAACTTAGATGCCTCCGGTTTGTTTAACCGATACGCTTCTAACCAAATTGGTGGGCGGGTGTTGGCAATGTTAGGCAAGTGCGTAATAGACTTAGCAGCATCGACTGCAGCCGATACACTGGCAGGCGATGGATTAAACGGCACGAGCGCACCACCCTTGGCTGCTTTCTTGCACCGATCCAAAAACAGATACAACTGGGAGCGGATGGTCTGCTCCTCCATTACTTCGTAGTGGGTCTTTGAGTGGACATAAAAATCATCAGCATAATGCACAAGACGGTAGCCTTCTTCTGATACAAAAAAGTTATCTAAAAACGTACGGGCATGGTTCATGACACCTGAGTCCAAGATAATCTCACCGTTGTCCAATGCTTCCTGGCGCTTGTGTTGGTTGATCTTAAAAATCAGTGAGCGCAAGGTGGCACCTGATCCCTTAAACGTCGACCACTTCTTATCACACGCAGTCGGTGCGTAGTTAGGCACAAACCCATCCCCGTACGACCAGCGATCCCATAACTCTAACGCTTCATAGTCAGCACCGAACTGATGGTGCAGTGCCATACCCACAGCGAGCCAGTCTGTGTACCCGCTCGATGGGTCAATGTGTGCCAATATCTCTGTTTCTACTCGGTGTAAGTCGTAACCCTCTACTGGCGGGGTGTAGTCCGCAAACGCATCACCAGTGCGCCGAATGGTGCGCTCAGGGATGATGTCTGTTAAATCTTGCTCAGCAGTAGGAATCGTGCCTGAGAGCACGTGACCCGTGACTGTGAAGTAACGACCTTTAGGGTAACACTCTAGCCCCTTGTCGTGGTCAACGTGAGCCGAGTGCATCGTAGCCCGGGTGAAAATCTTAACCCCTGTGCCTGATGGTGATACTTCCATATAACCAGTAACAGAGCTGGCAATATGCTGCAGTGCAGCATCTGTGAAAACGTGGTGATCGGCATCATAGCAATCGTCCAGGTCGATGCCAACAAGGTTATCGTGGTCTGAAAACACAAAGCCAACACCGTCAAAGCGGTTTGGATTGGTCGTGTAGGCTTGCTGGACTGTGAGAAAGTCGGCCCAGGTTTGTGGGTTTGTGGATGAGGCTGGTTGTCCATTAACCTGCATTGGCAGCTTAGACCAGCGTTTGGTCTCTTCATCGCCTATTTCCACAAAACGCCACATTACCCACCGAGGGGTGCGTTTGAGATCCATAGGGATATTGTCAAATTGGACTGATAGGGTAGGTGGTTTGTTCATAGTTTCTCTATACTAATGCAAATTTGCCGTTGTTTGTAAATATCTTTTAGTTATAAGCTTATTACTTTTAGTTATCATTTGTACCCCTTGTCAGGGTATGCTCCAAAATTGTACCCCTTTGTTTTAAAATTCAGTGTCAATAAAATCAATAGGTTACAAGCGATTTGTACCACTTGTCATAGTAGTACCCCTCTATCTCTATTTATTTTAAATATTTTAAATATAAAATAAAATATTTACGGATAAAGTTGATTTGACCCATACTACTGTGACAAGGGGTACAAATTTGGATCCAAAAAGCAATCCGATTAAGTGGTAACCCCCCATCCGTTCTGTTTTAGCCATCTGCCAGCCCATTTACGAAACTCTGCTCGGTTTTCGGCTGTTTGCTCGTCATTTTCATCCCAAACAGCTTGAATGATGAATTTACCCTCCTCATCATGGTATTGGATCATCTGCAAGTTGCCATTTGTGTCATACATTTCTGTCGGTATCGCTTTTTTCATGGTTTCATTGCCTTCTTGCCTTTATCCTTCTCTTCCCAAGAATCCTCTGCGCCATAGTCACCCCTTGTCATTCTCATGCGCTGTTCATGGCGAAAACGAGGCTCGACTGCCAACCAAGCCAAGAAAGCTTCCTTATACTCCCGATAGTCAGGGTTGTCCTCATAAAAGGGGTGGTTAAAACCCATTAGATCAACAGTAGACTGGACATCAGCTAGTCTTATCCACTTACCCGTTCGTTTGACGATGCCCACCTTATTTCGTGCCCTGATAAAGCGGTCATAGGCTTTTTGTTGCTCAAAGGTAAGGCTAATCATCACTGCTCTCCTCGATGTGGTTTTCTTGTTTTAAGTTGTTGATTGATATGGGTTCTCTGCTAAGATGATTCTGAAGCTGGTAGATTTTAGACTCTTTGACCTTCATAATCTTAGCCAGTTCGGTCACAGTGGGCGGCCGACCTAGCATTTGGGTCAATGTCCTAGCGTTGTAGTTAAGTCGCTTGATTTGCTCCATGATATTAATTGGTAGCCGGATGAGGTTAGCTGTATTGTCCAAGGCTCTACGCACATCTTTGAAGATGAATGATTTGGCGTAGGTGGCAAACTTGGCATTGTTGGTTGGTTTCCACTGCCTTGCAGCTTTGAATAAGGATTCATTACCCATAGCAATCATATCTTCTACTGGCACTTTGCCATACTGCCAAGCGGTCATCTGCCTGACAATATAGACAACAAAGCGCAGATTGTGGGTGACGAGCTTTTCTAGTGCATCGTCATCCCCTTGAGCAATTAACTGCGCTAATCTGTGTTCTTCTTCTGTGGGTAGTGGCTCAATCCCATAAAGGGATTGTAGATAGTCGCTTAGTAGGTCATTTTCTTTTGTTACCATTGAACCGATCCACCACCACTAAATGAATCAGGTTGGGTATACATAAGAAGATACCTAAAATTAACCATGCAAAATTCTCCATTGTAAATCCATAGCTCAAACTAAAAGCCGACAATAGCACCAGTATACCACCTAAAAACGAAAGCATCTTAAACTCCTAATGGTTTAACAACAACGGCATCAATTGCCTTGACTTGGGTGACGGCTGACACAATCTCAGGGTCACACATCTCACGAACTAAGGTGGGGTTGATGGTAGCCCTGTCATAGTGCTGCACCTCTACCCAATACTGGCTGCCTTCATACTTGCCTACACCCCTAGTAATTAGTTCTGCCTTTAGTTTGCGGGCAATAGCCTCGTTCTCTTTAATGATTTTGTCAATCTCGCCTAATTGGTCAATGATATTCATGCTATTTCCTCTCTTAATCTTTTGTTGATGTTTCTAATCAATGTGTTACTGCCCTCACCGATACGCATTGCCTGTGAATAGATGCGCCTTGATGGTAGTCGTGGAATATTCCAATCCACTCGGCCATCATATACATAAAGGGCAAATGCATCACAAGCGTATCGTTTAGTGCCACACTTTTGAACGTGGACACACCCGTCACAAGGGGTCTGCTCAGTAAGTATGTCAAGGTAAAACTTTTGGTCAGGTAGTTCCTCAATTTTAAAGTGGTCATTGTCCCGTTTAATTTCGTATCTCATATTGCCTCCAAATAAATGGTTAAATCCACTGGTAAGCGGTATACCTCATTCTCAATCAGCCATTCAAGCATCTGATGGACTGATTCGAATTTAATGGTGTGTGTCATGTTGTCAATGCCTCTTTTTCTAATCGTTTGGACAATCTACTGCGTAATTGCATCACAGTATCCCTTTCGCTGATATCTCTACCCTTATCTCGCTCTGTATTCATGATCTTATCGTCATACCAATACAAAGCCCGCAATATGGTAATTAACTCATCGGCTTCTAATTTAATATCAAATATCATTTTGCTTTCTCCCGTTGTTTAGCGTCAAATGCGTCATTCATGGCTTTTACTTCTGCTTCATGTTGAGATCGTGGCATCTCTACCATCATTAAATACCCTTTTTTGTCGGGGTTTGCTATCCATACCTGAATAATATCGTCAGGCTTTTTGACTGGTGTATCAAAATGTACATACCCTGGCACGTCCGGTGATGCCGGTGTTCCATTCATTAATCGGTTGATGTAATTTACTTCTGCGATGCTGCACAACTTTTGTTGTAAGTAACCCATTTTATTTCTCCTTAAATATATCCATGAGCCGTAGCCCACCAAACTACCTGCGCTGTAATAAACAATGCTACCAGTACTGCAAAAATTTCGTATCGTGTCATAGTATTGCTCCTTAAATTTGAAACTGAAAACTAAACGGGTTAAGTGGTAACCCCCCCCCCTTTAATTTGAAACGTAAAACTAAACAGATTAAATCGTACCCCCCTAGCGTTTGTCTATAGGTGTTTACCCTAATAAACTGGTGCAATTGCTTGCGTTGTAGGGTAAACACCTACAAAATAGGTGAATCAATTCTAAGGCCGTTTTTGCGGCGTTTTAGGCGTTTTAGTCTTTTCTGATACTTTGCCCTTCCCTATATTAATAAATTGAATATGGCCTGTTTTAAGCAGCCATTCCATAAAAGCCGCGTTGTTGTTTTGCATGGTTTTACCCTTCAAATAAAAAGGCCGCGCATTGCTGCAGCGGCCTGTAAAACAATTAAATTTAACTATTCCATACGTTTAAAACTTGATTAGTAAGCTTAGATACAATCCGGTTATAAACGTCCTGCTTACTTTTATAGTATTGATAGTTTGGATCTTCCGGCCTAAAGTTATTCCACTGATTAGAGCGTACATTGTTTAGAATGTTTTTAGCTAGATCATGCCCTGAATAATGCGCTTTAAACCCGTTTAAATCATAATGCGCTATAAAACCATTGGCCAAGTATAAGAATTTATACCCGGTACGATTAAGCTTTTCTATATCGCTGCAGGCCTTGATCACGTTATTGACAATAAGGGTTTTTTGCTTTTCTGTTAACGGCTCAATCATTTCTCTATCCTTTTAATAAATTAGTTAAGCGGCTTTCAATCCGGCCGCCGGTTAAACGTGCAAATTGCTTAGCGCGTCGCATGGTATCAAAGGCCGCGTTATATTCTTGGCCTTGATACCTATAAAAGACAATAAACGGCGCTCTCATGGTTTTACCCTTCACAAGTAAGAATAAATTTTAAATCTTGAATAGATTTTCCAGTAATCTTGGCCAATTGGCCAAGAGTCATATTAATATCACTATCGTATAAATCACGTATTTGATCATTAGTCATAATAAATTCCTTAAATTAAAGTTAAGCGGCCATTAATTGAATGACTGGCCGCGCGTTATCTACTACAAACCCGCTAAAATCTTTCCGGGCTCTACCCTTAGCGTATAACGCGACAATAACGCCGCGCGGATCAATATGACGTATATCTGAATCGTCCCCGTCGACGCAATCTAGGCCTAAGAAGCTTTTAGGAATAGCGGCGCGGGTACGGAAAACGGCCGCTATTCTCATTCCCTTACTTACGGCCTGATTGACGTATTTTTGATATTGTGGTACGCCGCTATAAGAAAACGTTAAGTCATAATTGGCCGGTAGATTGTCGCGGTTTGATATTTTCGTGTAGTCATAAAATGTAAGGTTAGGAAAAGCGGCCATAATATTTGTATACGTTACGCCGTTGACTGTTAACGGTACATTTTCCCATTTGATATCTGATGTACCGTTGAGCCGTACCAATGGGATCAATCCGGCCTTACTGGCCTTCTTAATTAGTAGATTGATATCGGCGTACAAATTAGCCATAAATCCGGCTCTATCGTCAAAATAGTAATTAGTCTTATTGATCCTGGCCAGCTGCACGTTAGAAAACGCGCCGCGGCCTGCACTGTTTAAGCAGCCATTAATGCATTGTGCTGCTTCGGCCATTGCGCAAACGTTACGGCCTGATAAATTGGCCGGCGCTAAGTATAGGACGCCGGTCATAAAGCCGTATTTTTGGCCCTTGATAGTCTTAGGGTTTTGGTCGATATTGAGTAGTGATTTTCTCATGGTGTTTAATCCTTCCATTAAATTGTGAATTCAGGGCTTTTAACTACAATGTCAAAACCTAGGTTTTTAATAATTGCTAGGTCGACGCGGCTTAGGGTTTTTTTACCCGCTAAATTGGCCAGTTTATCCGCCGTATCATTGGCCGGATATATGAGCTCATTACCGTAAACGTTTTTAATCTCTATTTGTACTGTTTGCATGGTGTTAGATCCTTCCAAAATTGGCGGCGCTATGGCCGCCGGGTTTATTAAACTTTAGAGCCGCGTACGTGGCTGCTGCATTCTTTACAATCGCATTCTATTACATCGCGCCGCGCTGCTGCTTTTACTTCTTCCATAGTATCAAACCCGCGACAATGGACTAAGTCATCTGAAAAGCGATATCCGAAGGGCAGCCATAAGAAATACTCTTCCCCGTCCGTTATTGGCGTTATATCTAAATCGCGTTTAATGTTAAGCTTGTATTGCTTCATGGTGTTAGATCCTTCCATTAAATATAGCGGCTTAATTGCTGCTATATGGATACTATAACGGTATAAGAATACAAAACTCAAGAACTAAAAACCCTAATAGGGTTTACCCTAATATGGGATACCGGCGCCGCTGCATATTGGCATTGTATCGCGTACCCTCTTCCCCTCCCTACGCGTACGCGTTGAGCCCCTTCCCCTTCATGCCATAGTGGCCGCTATGGCCTTATTGTCTGGCTGCTGCTGCATTCCCTTAATGACTCATTGACTTGCTGGCATGCTGGCCGCCTAGCAATATGGTGCAGTGCAACATTGTGCAGCGCTCACCTAGATGATAATGATTCTCATTATCATTGTGGCATAGGGGTTTTCCCTAATAAGGCATACCCTAATAAATAGACCCCCACCCCCCTGGCCCCGGGGGCCCCACAAAGCTCAAGTTTTTATAATTTTCCCTGCTCTGTAAAAACTGACTTCCTAAAATTTTTTTTGCAAAATGCGTTTCACAATGTGGGAACCCTGACAAGGGGTACAAATTAATTGATAATGATTCTCATTTGCGGACGAACTATCAAGGACTTACAAGCGTTTTGTACTAGTAGTACTAGTAGTACCCCTTTATTTGTATTTATTTGTAATAATTGTAATAATATAAATTTATTTCCGGATAAAAGTTGTTTTGACCCATACTACTGGTACTACTGGTACAAATCGTGCCAGACGGGGCGCAAAACGGCAATTGTTTGCATTAGTAGGTTTATGAATGATTATGCATATCAGATCAAAGGAGCATTGGAAGATGCTCAGGGCCATTTCCTCGGCCTGCGAGTCTTGGTGTGTGATAAGAATAACTTTGAGATTGTGGACGTACCGGTGGAAGTCATTGACGCCGAGACAGCCAGATACTTGGAATTTCGCCTCAAAGTTACTGATGTCATGGATGTACGGCGCTTACCCTATGGCATTCAAAACAAAATACGCGCTCCGTTAGGGAGATGGCTGGACCGCTGGGTTCTAGATAATTTTTATGGCTATACTAGCAACAGAGAAGGTACTAACCCTTGATTATTGGAAACCTGCGCACAAACTGCAGGTAGGCGACTATGTGTTTGACAAAGATGGCTTTCCCCGCAAAGTCACTTTAGTCCAAGAATACAGGGCAAACAACTGCTATCGCATTAATTTTGATGACCATCTTACGGCAGCTGGGGACGATAAACTTGGTTTCCTAGTAGAAACCCCAAAATACCGCAAACGTTTAGCGGAATACAAGGGCCGATTTAAATTTCGCCGCCCACTTAAGTTCTTACCCATCCAGGACTTACTGACAACTCCCCTTAAAACCAAAACCAATCGTTGGGCTATCTCAGTACCAACCACACAGCCTATTGTACTGCCAACCCAGCCGTTGTCCATACCGCCGTTTGTGTTTGCTTATTGGTTTGTCAACCGCAAAAAACACAACCAAATGACGTTTCTTGGCCAAAACGAGGATTATGTCACCCAAAAATTTCAGGATGCTGGCTACAAAGTTACTAAGGGCTGGTATTACTTTTCAGTCACCCCGTCCATTGAGTCACAACTCATACCCAACCTACCTCGGCAGATACCTACTAACTACCTGATGGGTTCTCCTGAGCAGCGTATGGAGTTATTGCGGGGGTTTATTCATGGCAAACCCCGCCAGTATTCGGTAAAAGACGATCGGTTTAGGATAACGTCGATTAGTTTTCCATTTATCAGCCAAATTCAAGCACTTGTAGAGTCTTTGGGGATGAAGACCACGCTTTCCCAAATAAAAGCGTATACTATTTCTTTTAAATCCCGTCATACTTTGGTGGAAAACCAGCGCTCGCCAAAGATGCGCGTTCATGTTGACCGCAGATACATCCGCTCAATTGATTCAATATCAGATCAAATGTGCGTCCATGTAGAAACCGACGGGCAAAACAACACCATTCTCGTAGGAGAAGGATTTATCCCATGCCACTAACCCCTAAACAAGAACTTGAGTTAAAGAAGTTCGCCCAAGCAAGACCACACTGGCCTAAACAACAGCTTGATGCTGTCCTTTGGAAAGTCAAATGGCACCTACAAGCGCTTCCCCACCAGAGGGAACCGGACGATGGTGAATATGATACGTTTCTTATGCTCGCTGGGCGCGGATCCGGCAAAACCCACACTGCGTCGCATTGGATTGGGATTCGTGCTTGGACATACGACAATACTCGTTGGCTTGTTACTGCTCCGACCAGTAATGACATTCGAGCCACTTGCTTTGAAGGTGACAGCGGACTACTCAACATTATTCCACATTCCCTTATCCGAGACTACAACAAATCATTATTTGAAATCACCCTTACTAACGGATCAATTATTCAGGGTATTCCTGGTTCGGAACCAGAACGCTATCGTGGTAAGCAATATCACGGAGCTTGGTTTGACGAACTCTGCGCCTTCGATTACCTTGACGAAGCCTACGATGGAGTGCAATTCACACTACGTCTTAAAGATCCCAGAATACCGCGAGTTCAGCAAATAATTACCACAACTCCTAAACCAAAGGAGTTAATTGTTGATATTAATGAAGGAAAAATCGGTGGTGACGTGTATGTTGCTAACGCTTCCTCGTACGATAACCGCGCAAACCTATCCGAAACGTTTTTTAAACAGCTAGAGACGTATGATGGCACCGACATTGGTCGTCAAGAGATTTACGGTGAGATTTTAGACCCTGAGTCCGCTGGTATTATCAAACGTAAACAGTTCAAACTTTGGCCCGCTGACAAACCAACTCCTACCCTGGAGTACGTCATCGCCAGCTACGACCCAGCTACCAGCGAAAAAACTATGAACGACCCCACGGCTTGCACAATCTGGGGAGTTTTTGAACAATTAGACGCTGGCACAGCGATTATCCTGTTAGATGCGTGGGATGCGCACCTTGCCTATCCGGAATTGCGCCGAAAAGTGATTGATGACTACAAAGAAGTGGTTTATGGTGCTGATAATGACTTTGCTAAGGGCAGAAAAGCGGACTTGATTCTGATGGAAGACAAATCGGCGGGTATTTCGCTGATTCAAGAGCTTCAAGGCGCCATGGTTCCAGTGCGGGGCTACAATCCTGGACGCGCTGACAAGGTGCAGCGCTTAAACATCGTTGCGCCCCTTGTTGCTAAGGGAAAAGTATTCATACCCGAGGATACCAAACAAAAAGGCGACTACGCTGACTGGGCTAAACGGTTCTTACGTCAGGTTTGTTCGTTTCCAGAAGCAGGCGGTCATGATGACTATGTAGACTCCCTATCACAAGCGCTGCGTGTTTTGCGTGATTCTGGCTGGATCCAACTAGACTACCTGCCACCGCGCGATTATAGCTACGCTGACGATGATTATGGCAAACGATTTACCAACCCATACGCACAATAGGGCGAAAATGTCCTTTTCTTTGCATTAGTAGTATTAGGACAAACATGATCCAACAAATTTTAAAGTAATCTATGGCAAATCCACAAATACCGATGCAAATGGGTCAAAACTTGCCCGGGCTCGACACTGAAGACAATTTAGCAGAAGCTCAGCAACAAGACGCAGAAATGGATCTCTACGAGGAAGCACTCGGGCTAGATCCTGCTGAGGTAGAACAGGAAGTCATTGAGTTAGATGACGGTTCCATAGTTGTCAACTTCCAGCCTAAACAAGGCCCCATCAAAGATCCTGAGTTTTATGCTAACTTAGCCGAAGAATTTGATGAAGACCTTTTACAAAAACTGGCGGTTGAATATTTAGACTTCATTGACGTTGACAAAGAGGCTCGTAAGCAACGTGACAAACAGTACGAAGAAGGATTAAAGCGTACTGGCTTAGGCAAAGACGCACCTGGCGGTGCAACATTTGATGGCGCATCCAAAGTGGTGCATCCTGTCATGGCAGAAGCCTGTGTTGACTTTGCTGCATCTGCTGCAAAAGAATTATTACCTCCCGATGGTTTGGTTAAGTCCAACATCAAAGGTGAAGCTGATCGTGTAAAAGAAGAAACTGCAGATCGTAAAGTAACATTTATGAATTGGCAGTTGACTGAGCAGATTCCTGAATACCGCGATGAGATGGAGCAGCTGCTAACCCAGTTACCGCTCGGTGGTTCACAGTTTCTTAAATGGCGTTTTGACACAGAACAAAAACGACCAACTTGCGAATGGGTTGCAATTGACAACATCATTCTGCCTTACTCCACAACTAACTTCTACACCTCCCCGCGTGTAACTGAAGTTCAAGACATTACAGAAGACACGTTCTTACAACGTGTTGAAGCTGGGATCTACCGTGACATTGATGCTAACTATTCATCCGACGCACCGTTAACAGACCAGACCCAGTCTGAAAAAGCAAACAACAAAATTGAAGGCAAACAAGAGCCTTCTAAAAACATCGACGGCCTGCGTCGTGTGTATGAGATAACTTGTTTCATGCGTTTGGAAGAAGACCCACTGACAGAGGGTAGGCGCGCTCCTTACATCATGACTATTGATGAAACAACGAGCGAAGTATTAGCACTTTACCGCAACTGGGAATCTGGCGATGAAAAACTTGAAAAACTCGACTGGTATGTTGAATTTAAATTCATCCCCTGGCGTGGAGCTTACGCTATTGGACTACCTCAGCTTATTGGTGGTCTTAGTGCTGCTCTCACCGGTTCTCTTCGTGCTTTGCTTGACGCTGCTCATATCAACAACAGCCAGACAATGCTTAAACTCAAAGGTGGACGCATTGGCGGACAGTCTGATCGAATTGAACCAACACAGGTAATTGAGATTGAGGGATCACCCGGGGTTGACGATGTGCGTAAGATCGCCATGCCAATGCCGTTTAACCCACCATCATCCGTGCTATTGGAGTTGATGGGTTGGCTAACAACCGCTGCTAAAGGTGTTGTTACCACATCCGAAGAAAAGATTGGCGAAGCAAACAACAACATGCCTGTGGGCACAGCCCAGGCGTTGATTGAACAGGGTGCTAAAGTATTCTCCAGCATCCACGCTCGTTTGCATCGTAGCCAAGCTAAGTCGCTTGCAATCATTGCCCGTATCAATCATTGGTTCTTGCCAGAAATGGACAACCAATCTGGTTCAGAAATTGAAGTACGCGACTTTGCACAAAACAGCGACGTACGCCCAGTATCTGATCCTAACATTTTCTCCGAGACCCAACGTCTTGCCCAAAACCAAGCTATTTTGGAATTGGCAAAGACAGCGCCTCCGGGAATGTTTGACATTCGCAGCATGTACCGCCGCATTTTGACGCAGCTTAAGGTTCCTAACTTAGAAGAAATTTTGCCTAACCCGATGGGTGCAAAAGAATCTAACCCAGCGCTTGAAAACGTATCCATGACTATGGGTCGTCCTGCTGCGGCTTACCCCGATCAAGATCATCTGGCACATATTAAAATTCACTTGGAGTATGCCCAAAACCCAGCGTATGGTGGCAACCCAGTTATTGGACCATCATTTTCACCCCATGCATTAGAACATATCAAGCAACACTTAACGTTACACTATCTGCAGTCTATGCGCCAATATGTGGCACAAGCCGCTGGCGGACAAGATACGCTTGAACTGCATCAAGAAAAACCACTAGACACAGATTCACAGCAAGCTTTAGCATTGGCTTCACACATGGTAGCCTTGGATTCACAACAAACCATGGCGCCGTATGTACAGCAAATTCAACAATTAGCGCAAAAAGTACAACAAGCTCAACAAGCTCAGCAACAAAACATTGCGTCTCAAGATCCTACTGCTCAGGTTATTCTTAAAACTCAAATGGCAGAAACTGAGCGCAAACAAAAAGAATCTGAAGCACGTATGCAGATTGAAGTTGCGCGTGATAAGCAAAATTACGATCTTAAAATTGCTGAACTGCAACGCCAGGTACTTGAGTTACAAGGCAGATACGAAACCCAGACCACAATTGACAATCAGAAGAACGCAACCCAAATTGCCCTTGCTGACATCAACAATTCATCAAAAGAACGTATTGCCGAAATTGCTGCCAATGCACAATTAACTTCTGACCAGTTAAGCGTACAGCATGAACAGGATATGTTGGCGCGTCAAGCAACGATTGAAGCCCAACAAAGCATTCAGAATCACGGCATAGAAATCCAGCAACAGCAAGTTGACCATATGACACAAATGGCACAACAAGCCCAACAAGCAGCCCACGCGCAAGAACAAGCACAGCACCAAGCTGGATTAGACGCAGCACTGCAGCAGCAACAAGCACAATTACAACCCCCAACACCTCCAATTCAAGGACAATAATGGCAAACACAAAACAACCCGGCGGCGAAGTAGGCTACAAAAAAGCCTATAAAATGACAGGCACCCCTGGTTACGCTGGCGGCCCTGGCGAAACCACACTAGACAAAGGACCATCAGGCTCAGCACGTAACAACAATTGGAAAATTGGTGCAGCGCAAGCCAAAATGGCAAATTCTGACAAAATCGGTCCAGATAAGAACCTCAAAGACATTAAAAGCGGAAATTTTTATTAATTGGGGCGGATTTCTTCGTAAGTTTGCATTAGTAAGTTTATGAAGGACTTTATTTCAGAAATTATCTCTCGCACGAGAGAAGAAAAAGCAAAACTAGCGGAAGCCGTCACCGCTGGGACAAATGTCCACACATTTGAAGATTATAAATATTTAATCGGCAAAATAGAAGGCTTGGAAACAACCTTGGACATTGTCAACGAAATTTTGACGGAGGATGAAGAAGAAGACCTGTAAAGGTCAAGGAGCGCAGCCGTATGGCAGCATTTGATTTAAGTAACAAAGAAGAGCCGGATACAAGATCAGAATTAGAATGTTTTCCTGATGTAGATCCGGGTGTTGAAGTAGTTGGAGACCGAGTTTTAGTCCAGCTGCGTCGGCAAAAAGTAAAAAGTAAAGGCGGCATCATTTTTGTTGACGAAACTCAACAAACATTGAAGTTCAACGAGACAGTAGCTAAAGTCGTACAAGTAGGTCCTTTAGCATACAAGTCACCAGATACACTAGAACCTTGGATTGAAGGTAATTGGTGCAAAGTTGGTGATTTGGTAAGGACGATTAAATACGGTGGCGATCGTTTTGTTGTAGATCCAGCTGATGACGGCGGTCCGGTAGTGTTTATTACATTACAAGCCCGTGAAATCATTTCTCGCATTAAGTCATTTGAGTATGCGCAGAAAATGAAGGCCTTTGTAGATTAATTTTGGAAGAAAATTATGGCAGATAAAGAAAAAGACGTTCCTATTAAGGAACAAGATGATGGCACAGTATTAGCCAAAGTCGAAGCCCCAGAAGATTTTGGGGAAGAAGAATTAGTAGAAATAGAAGCGCCTCCTGAAGAAGAAAAACCGGAAGACACTCGTAGTCAAGAAGAAATTGAAGACGACGAAGCTGCCGAAGAAGAAGGCGAAACAGCAGAAGAACGTGAAGCTATTCGTGAAGCCCGACGTGAAGAACGTAGGCTTAAAAAGGATTTAAAACGGCAACGTGAAATCTCTGCAAAAAACAAGATTCAAGCACTTGAGAAACGCAACGAGGACTTGGCCCGTCGCTTAGCAGCGGTGGAAAACACAGCAGCATCGTACCAATTTGCGCAAATCGACAAAGCTATCGAAGACGAAGCTACTAGAGTCGAATACGCCAAAATGAAGATGTTGCAGGCAACCCAAGCCGGAGATGCAGCAGCTCAGGTGGATTTTTTGGAACAGCTTACTGACGCAAAACAGCGTTTAAAAGAAGCTCAGTTTCATAAAAAGCAACAACTCGAACAAGCGAAAGCACCAAAACAAAACGTTCCAAACCCAATCACTACAGAAGTTCAGCAAAATGCTACAAGGTGGTTAAAAAAGAACTCTTGGTATGATCCGCAAGCTCGAGACACCGATAGTAGGATTGCAAAAGTAATTGACCAAGAACTCGCAGCTGATGGGTGGGACCCGTCAGACCCAGAATACTGGGACGAGTTAGACAGTCGTTTATCATCGCGTCTCCCCCACCGCTATACAGCAAAAGGTGGAATTAATGTGCGAAAAGCTGCAGGCCCAACAGCCTCTAGTCGTGTAGCAAATTCATCATCAGCAAAACCTGGCACAATCACGATTTCTAAAGAACGTGTGCAGGCAATTAGAGATGCTGGTGCGTGGGACGATATTGAAAAACGAAACAAAATGATCCGCGCATACGCCGCGTATGATCGTCAAAATAAAGGTTAATTATCATGGCAAATCCAAGAATCAAACGTGACTTAGAAGACCGCTTAGCGGACCGAGTACAAGAAACAAAAGAACGGATCGCAGCAGAAGATCCGGACAATGTATCAAAGCGCGAACGTGCAGAAGCGTTCAGGGATCGTTGGCAAAATAGCGCATTGCCAGACCTGCCCAAGGGAGTAATTCCAGGGATGCATTTGTGTTGGCTATCCACCACAAATAATTATGACAGTATCGACAAACGTATGGCGTTGGGTTATGAGCCAGTTAAAGCCGCAGAATTAGGAAAAGGCTTTGAAAACTTAGGCAAAATGAGCTCCGGCAAGTTTGAAGGCTGTGTTAGCTGTAACGAAATGGTTCTCTTCAAATTACCAGAAGAAGTTTATCAAGAAGTGATGCGACTTATGCATTTGGAAGATCCACTTGCATACCAAAGCAATATTACTGCTCAAGTGCGTTCAGGCGCACAAGAAGGTAAAGGCGGACGCTCAATTCTTGAAGGCGGAGTTTTGGAAATGGAAAAGGAAGCCGCAAAGGCGAATAGTAATATTCGTTTTGAATAACATACTTCAAAAACAACAAAGGAAATAATATAAATGTCTTCAACATTTAAACCCTTTGGCATGAAGCCGATCTATCATCCAAGTGGCCTTGACCGCTCTGTTCCATTCGTTGGAACAAACAGCTTCGTCGTAGGCGCACCGGATTATAGCGCTCCTTACTCTTTGACTACTGGCCAGACTTTCTACCAGTATCAACCCGTATCGATCACTGCTGCAGGCCAATTAACAATTGCAACAACTGATACAACTCGCCCTGTTTACGGCGTATTTGACGGTGTAGAATATACAGCCGCCGAAGGTAACCGTACACTAGGTAAGTCAATTTCTAAGGCAAGCCTTGACGCTGCAACTTCTATTGTTTTCTGGATCTTCCAAGACCCAGTTCTCGTATATGAAGCTCAGTGTAATGGTTCTGTTCCTGCTTCAGCAGTAGGTTCACAGTACAACTTTTCCGCAGCAGCTGGCTATACAACTACTAGTGGTTATACCATTGGTATTGGTGGCGCAGGCTTCTCTACATGCGCTTTAGCAGCAAGTCCTGTTGCTTCTGGTGCACAAGGACAAGTTCGTGTAGTAGGTTTAGGACGTGAAGTAGCATGGCCAGCAGGCGAGTTAAACGCTTGGGGCGATACTTACACGATTGTTCAGGTTACCATTGCGAACAACAGTTTTGTTGCTCCTAAGGTATCGGTTTAATTAACAACGAAAGGTAATAAGCTATGGCAACCCCAATGCGTAGTACAGACTTTCGTGCGGTAGTCGAACCGATTATCAACGAAGTCTTTGATGGTGTATATGAGCAACGTGCAGACGAATGGAAAGGCTTTGTAGAGCAGATCCAAGGTATCCCACGTAACTACCATGAAGAAGTAATGCTGTTTGGTATGAACGCAGCTCCCTCGATGCCTGACGGCACTCCAGTTAGCTACGACCAAGGCGGTACATTGTACATCACCCGTTTCATCTACCAAATCTATGGCTTGGCTTACGCTTTGACCAAAGTTTTGATGGAAGACGGCGATCACATCCGTATCGGCTCAACGTTCGCTAAACACTTGGCTTCATCTATGATTGAAACCAAAGAAACCCTTTGCGCTAACCTCTTGAACTTCTCGTTCACAGCTGGTTATGTAGGCGGTGACGGCGTAACTTTGATCAACACAGCTCACCCAATTGCTAACGGTCAAACCTATAGCAATGCGTTGACAACTCCTGCAGCTTTGAGCCAAACATCTGTTGAACAGATTTTGATTCAAATCCGTGGCGCAATTGACAACAACGGTAAGCGTATTCGTTTGAAGGCTGAGCAACTTGTAGTGCCACCAGCACTAGAATTTCAGGCAGAAGTAATTCTGAAGTCTGTTCTACGTTCTGGTACTGCAGATAATGACCTCAACCCAATCAAATCAACAGGTATGTTGCCAAAAGGCACACACGTGGTAACACGTTTGACCTCAAGCAAAGCTTGGTGGGTTCAGACTGATGCAGAAAACGGTCTCATGCTCGTTATGCGTCGTCCAATGGAGAAATCCATGGAAGGCGACTTCGAAACTGATTCTATGCGTTACAAAGCAACCGAGCGTTATGCTACTGGTTGGCACGACGCACGTAACGTTTACGGTACAGCAGGCGTTTAAAAACCCTAGTAACACAGAAAAGCCACCCACAAGGTGGCTTTTTTGCTTTTTAGGGCGGATTTTTTCAAAAGTTTGCATTAGTAGTTATAGGAAGATTAATCCCATCCTGATTGCCGACCCTTCCCGGCATCACAACTCAGGGACAGTTTGGGATACCCACTGAGAAATGGAACAAAACAATGTCTAGCACATTTACAGCACCGATTCGTGTAAACACACGCCAAACAACTAGCAACGATGGTACAACAAGCCCAGATAACACTGGTGCAGCTTTACTAAGCCAGCAAGTTACTGTTACTACTGCAACCGATGCAGTTGTATACTTACCAGCCGGTTCTTGCATCAGCTATGTACAATTTTACCCAACCAACACCGGCACATCACGTGCTGTAACTTTGGATGGTGTATCTGTTGGAACTGTAGCAACTAACGCCCCAACAATCAACGTGTTAACTAACGTAACACTATCAGCCAATACTGGTACAGCAACATCATTACTACGCGCTGCCGCTGGTTCTGATGATTCTGCTGGTGTGTTCTCTGTTGTTTACACTGCACGTAACGCTGACGGTACAATTACTCCATACGGTTCTGGTTATACCAATAACTAATTTAATGGCGGGCAAGTCCCGCCGTTTGACCTTTCGGAGAGCAACATGAGAGCAATAACCGTATCACAAACCGGAGTCGGCGCAACCGTTCCAGTTCCAATGGATCAATATCAAAGCCCATTTAACGTGGGTTTTGG